AATTGCATCAAAGTGAAAATCTTTCATATACTTGCCACCTTTTCTAGCATCTTTTCAACTCCTCTATCATACTACAATTTTATAAAGATTACCATTAGATATCCATTAAGTGCGGTTAGTTGATTTTACTGTATTTTAGACATGGTCATATATTGCTCAAATAAATAAAAACGTAGTCAATAACGTAGTCAGTCAATTGCCGTTATAATAGACAATCTTTAAAATTGCCGTTATAAACACAAATTTCAGAGCAAACAAAAAAACGGTAGCATAATGCTCCCGCTGTTGTTATCTTATATAGTCTCTGGCCACGGGTCATCTGTTGTGTACGACATATTAGTAAATCGTAGATCTCCGATGTCTCGGTCAGTTGGGACTGGATCATCGAATTGTAAGCGTAGCTGGTTACCGTCACCCGGCCCACCCAGATAGAAAGTGCCAAGGCGCTTGCCCTTGTCATTTGTCATAATGCCAAGTTTTGAGCTAGTCGCACGAAAACCGACGGGTATACCGCCGACATTTAAAATCACCACGTTACGCTCACGGTCTGACCCTTGAGGAATGTAGCTGGGCGCACCTCGTCTCACGATTCCAAACCAACCCCAAGAAAGGCCACCGAAGCCGATTTCAACCGTGGAGTTTATACGTCTAAACTCGACATACGCATTGTTTTGGCTCGATGAAATTCTCGGCTTATGTTTGACATCACCAAATAAAACAGACCAAGCGTTAGAACCAGTCCCAGCGGTCTTTTTGATCCACTTCACCGCTCCGTTTTTTGCTGTCGTATCGGTATATATTGTACCGATGTCAGCGTTTAGATTGTATGGAAAGCCTTGTCCTTTTAGCTCTGAGTTGCTGCTACTTCCAGATCCGACTGAGCGCTTTAACTCTTCCAGATCATTTTTGCTTGCAAGTTGGCTTGTGTCAATCGTTGGCAATTTCGAGCGTGTGACAAACGGATCACCGCCGTTTTGGAGTTTGGTATCAATCAAAGCATCCAAGCCAAGTTCCAAATGCTTGTCTTTGATGTTGCTTGTCATTTGGCTTTGCAACGTGGCATAAGTTGGAAAGAGTTCATAAGCCTTAGATTGTGACAATAAGGACGCTTGTTGGCCTTCGATGTTTCCAATATCACGACCGATCTGTTGGATCGCTTCTTTTAATTTGTTCATCTAGCGCCTCCTTTTAGAGACTATTTTTGGCGCTATTGTAGATTTGTACAAAATCAGTAGTTTCGAGATCCGTGATTTTTTGGCCAAGTTCCGTCATTTTTGACACGATCGCACTGTCTGAGCTTCCTCCAGCTTGGATTTTTTCTGCGATTTCTTTGAGTGTGTCCAGCTCTTCTGGGACACCCTCGCCTAAAATAGCTGTTTTGACCCCTTGAATAGCTGTGTCTAATTGTTGTTGTGTAATACCGCCTTGTCCAATTTCAGACTTATCTGCCTTGGTAGCAACCGTGGCTTTGATTTCTTTTACATCAGTACCTATGGCACGGACTAAAGATGTTAAATTTTCAGTATTTAAACTCATTTTTTATTCCTCTTATTAAATTTTAGCTAGATTATATAGTGTGGTTAAGTCTGGCAGTTCTTCCGACTGTGGCCCGTTCGGGTGCGCTGAAATATACTTATCGATCTCTTCCTTGACGTCGTTTTTGACAAGCGATAATACTTCTTCACTTGTGAATTCGTCCGCTGAACGAGTAATATCCAAGCGTGTCGAGCGGTCGCTTGGGAAGATATACCCATCACAAACGACTTCTACCAAATAAGATCCAATCGGTAGGGCTTTCCCAATTTTAAAAGTAACTTTAGATTTGTCTACTGTACTCTCAAATGTAGCCTTTCCTTTTTGATTAAAGATCCGTATTGTAGCATTTTTTCCATTCAGCTCGCTGATCGGTCGCATGTTTTCATCCAGCAACTCATAACCAAATAGAGAGGCAGAGTCGCCTTGTTTTACGACTGCCCCTCCTTCAAATTGCTTTAGATTGGTAGAATTAATACTCATAATTCACCACCTCAGCTATAATAATTCACCAGATCGTCCTTATCCCAACACGAAAGCCATACTGGTCCAAATTGGCCAAATTCAAACAAATGCCAATAATAGCCACCATAATATCCACCCGTGCCAATATCTGTGATATGGATTTCGTCTTGTTCAAACGAGAAGAACATTCCAGCCTTGAAGTCTTGGTCTGCTCCGTCTGGCAAGTTGTTGCCTTCTTTATCGACCCAATTGACCATCGAAACGGGAATACCGTTTTCTGTCCAATCAAAACCAACGGGTGCGAGATAGTCACATTTAATTTGCCAGATACCATTAATGTATTTGACCTCATTTGCTTCGTAGTAAGCCTTTTCTTGCGGTTGTACGGCTGTGTTTGCTTGGTTATTAGTCTGTGGTGCTGTGTCAGCATATCGCCAAACCTCGATATAAGCTGGTTTATTCCAGCTGTAGTAGTCGTTCCAAGGGTAGGTATTGATAGCTTGTCCGACTGCTCCTTGTGTCGAATAGTCGCAAGAAATGAAGTATGTATCATCGATCATCGCCCCGACATGCCCACCAGCTCCACCAGATGAAGACATATCAGCACCCCATGACATTAGAATAATATCGGCCATTTGAGCGTCCCATGGTTGGTTACGGCTCACACGATAAAAGCCGTTATTTGCGAGTTGTTGTCCAAGTGTCACCGTTGACGGCAAACCTTGAATTGGGATACCCGATTCTTTCAATACTTGCGACATGATACCAGAGCAATCCCCTGTCCCATCTGAACCGTTGCGACTCCCAAGCATTGAATAGGTAATCAGCCCACGACGGCTTGTAAAACCGTTAACTATAGATTGTTGTACACTCATGTTTTTTCAATCCTTTCTAAAATCAAAGGCAACCACCCAAAAATAGATGGTTGCCAGTAAAAACATATTAATCTTGGTTAGGTTCTTCATAACCTAATGCTCGTGTGCTATCGCTCAATCCTATAGTGGTTGGGTCATTGACGATCCCTACAAGCACAAGGAAGGCAAATAGTACATTGATAAATACAAGAACTTTATCAATCGTTTGGCCAAACTCCAATTTGATACCAAAAATATCAGCGAATGCTTGGAAGAGTAATGCAAGAGCTGGCACAAGAGCAAGCCAAAAGTTTTTGTTTTTCAAACGTACATTCCAGTTGATTTTCATAGTGTTACCTCTTAATTATTTTTATTTTGAATGAGTGCCTTTAACTCTTTCATGTCCTCGCTCAAAGCCTTGACTTGTTCTGCGAGAATGAGTAGAGACTTATTCTGTTCGTCGTGGTTGTCAAGTCGTCTCACTGCTGTTAGGCGAAAGTCACGCATGTTTTCGATGTCTTTTTCGATCACGACCATGCGTTTTTCTTGCGCCACGACACTTCCTTTAAAATTACCGTAAATTCCAAGGAGGACACCGACAAATCCAATGATCATGCTGATGTCCTCTGGTGTGAAGTGGATCATAGATCACGCCCCTTTCTGATTAAAGTACTGGCTGTGGTGTAGCTGTGGCCACTGGTTGGGTTTCAAGATTTCCGCTTGGTTGTGCTGGTTTGTTTTCCTTCGGAAGCTCCCATTTCCACACTGCCAATTTGCCATCTTGCGACAATTTACCTTCAAGTTCTT